AACCCGGTGCTTTCTTTCATTATATTCACACTACTCCAAAGCAGTTGTAAAATCTGTACCGGTTATCCTAGATGCATTCTGTAAAGGCTTAACTATCTTGCCTGTCACACCAAACATCGAGCTCACGCCATTCGCGACGTAAGAATGAGAGGTGATCATCAGGAGAGTATCACTAAACATAGGGAATCATAATAAGAAAAACAAAAATAAAATATTTGAGGTAAAAATCGAGCATGGTCAAAGCTCTACTAAAACCCTCGTGCATGAAGAACTCACGCACTGGAATTGGCCTGCCAGCCGATTACTGGCAGAGTGGACACGAAGAGTCCTGCGGAAAAATCTTCTCCCACAGCACGGAAAAACTCAGGTTTAGTATGAGTATCCGGGTCGTAATTTAGCACCTGGAAGCACCCCAAGTATCTAGAACCGGTGACATTGGAGTTATAGATACCTACACTTGCGCCAACACTCACTGTCGCGCCTGTTGAGGTGATATCAGCCGTCGCAGTCGCCGGATACTGATTATAGTACGGAAACTCGACTTCCAAACCACCCGTAGCATCTCCGCGTCCAAACGCATAAGATCTAACAGGAGCATAGGTGACAGAAGTGTCAACTGGTGTAGCTCCGGAGGAAACAGTGTTGATGTTAAGCAAACTGTTCGCTCCAGACCTAGGGTATGACATCGCCAACATATGGGGATCGTGAGATTTGAGCATATTAATTGCTTTCCATCTCATAGACCCTCGGACCATCGCGTAGCAGGAAGCAACGCGATCATACGTATCAAACGTCATGGTGTTTGCGATTACCGCAGGAACAGCATCAATCTGTCTTACGGAAATCTGGGGTGGGTAGCACGAAAAGAACTGATTCGTGGTCTGCCCGTCGGGAACAGTGAGTACTCTATTAAATCGCTTCAACAACGATCTGAAAGAGAGCACTCTCTCCCCAATTGCAGCTCTGGCTGGCATCAACGAATGGATGTCATGAGCTCCACCCACGGTTTCTTCCGTGATTGCGCAG